GTCTAGCAATGCAGTAGCAAAAGAAAAAGGTGCATGTGAATATTTTAATCGTACTAAATATTCTGACGGTATACTTCCTATTGATACTTACAAACGTGACATTGACGAGTTTTGTGGAACAGAGTTGAACTATGATTGGGAGACTTTACGTTCCGAGATTATAACATATGGATTGCGACATAGCACATTGTCCGCACAAATGCCTTCAGAGAGCAGTTCCGTTGTGTCAAATGCAACAAATGGAATTGAACCTCCTAGAGCATACATGTCCGTTAAAAAGTCAAAGAAAGGACCTCTCAAGCAAATCGTTCCTCAGTATGGCAGTCTTAAAAATAACTACACTCTTCTTTGGGACATGAAAGACAACGATGGATATATTAAAATCGTTGCCGCTATGCAAAAGTTTTTTGATCAGGCAATTTCTGGAAACTGGAGTTATAATCCAGAGAACTATGAGAACAATGAAGTTCCAGTATCTGTTATGGCAGGAGATTTCTTGAAAACTTACAAGTATGGATGGAAAACAAGTTATTATCAAAACACTTATGATCGTAGAGGAGATGAACCAGAACTAACAGAGGAGAAGAAAGAATCTATTCAAGATCTATTAAACGACATTTTTAGTGCAGAGGAGGAAGACTGTGACAGTTGCAAAATTTAGAACAAACGGCAAATCAATGCGTAGTAAAGTAGATGGAATGACAGTGTTCAACACTGCCCAGTTGGATAGCACAAAACAAAAGATGTTCTTTGGACCCCCTCTTGGGGTCCAACGTTATGATAAGTTCAAGTATCCTGTGTTTGATAAACTTACACAGCAACAACTTGGATACTTTTGGCGTCCTGAAGAAGTATCACTTCAAAAAGATCGTGCAGATTATCAGGTTTTAAATGATGCTCAGAAACACATTTTCACGTCAAACCTTAAGTACCAAATTCTCTTGGACTCTGTACAAGGTCGTGGTCCTGGTATGGCTTTCATGCCTTACTGCAGTCTACCCGAACTTGAGGGTGCCATGAACATCTGGCAGACTATGGAGATGGTCCATAGTCGCTCCTATACGCATATCATCAAGAATGTATATGCTGATCCCTCTGAAGTCTTTGACAAGATCCTAGACGACGAGAAGATCCTCTCACGGGCAAAGTCTGTTACTCATGCTTATGATGAGTTCCTACAAGCAGCACAAGAGTGGGGTGCTGGTAAACGTTGGGAACAAGCTTTAGAAGAAGTTGATTCAGCAAAATGGGAACTCAATGACCTTAAAAGAAAACTCTACCGAGCGGTTGCTAATGTCTACATTCTTGAAGGAATTAGATTCTACGTCTCGTTTGCATGTTCTTTCGCCTTTGGCGAACTTAAACTCTTGGAAGGATCTGCCAAAATCATCGGACTCATCGCAAGAGATGAATCCCAACACATGACTATTACTCAAAATATTTTGAACAAGTGGCGTGATGGTGATGATCCTGAAATGGTAGAAATTGCTGAAGAAGAAAAAGAGAATGTCTACAATATGTTTCGTCAATGTGTAGAAGAAGAAAAACTTTGGGCGGAGTATCTGTTCAAGGATGGTTCTATCATCGGTTTGAACGATAAGTTGCTCTCTAAGTATGTTGAATGGACTGCTAATAGACGTTTAAAGTCTATTGGACTCAAGGCAATCTTTGACACTCCTATCAGCAACAATCCTTTGCCATGGACTGAGCATTGGTTATCTTCTAAGGGTATGCAAGTTGCTCCACAAGAGACTGAAGTTGAATCGTATTTAATTGGTAGTATTAAACAAGATGTTAAGAAAGATACTTTCGCAGGATTTCAACTATAAGTTTGAACATCACTGGGGCGGAGAAGATAATTGGTATACTAAGGGCAAGAGATGGGCAAACAAACAAAAGTTTCCCATCAACCACCTTGCCCTTGGTGCTATAGAATGGTTGCGAGAACACTGGGTTGATGGTAAAGTAGAATTAGAAATGGCGTCTGTTGACAAACAGACACAAGAAATCAAAGATCAATGGGACAAAGAACATGCCACTAGACCAACAGTGGAAGAAGGACCTTCTAGCGTGTCCGACCTTCCAACTCTCACCATCAGAAATCCAGTTGTTGAGCGAAGGACCGAAGATCCTAGCACAAGCGTGGCATCTACAGGCGCTAAGATACCGTTTCCTGACCCGTGGGACGGGGACTGGAACGATGGGGTCTACATCTGGGAACAAATAAATAAGGAAAGATCGTTATGAGTATGTGGAAAAAGATAAAGAGTATCCAAATCCCTGGCAATATATGGGCACCGATTTTGACGGGAGCCTTATTGGGGACTACTATGGTTTTGTTTATCTCATTACCAATAAGTCATAACAATCCAAAAACTATAATAGAACTAATTAACAATAAAGATTAGTCCCTCCTTTAATTGTTTCTTATATTTTTGGTATCCTATTTTCTTTTCTTTTAAGTAAGATACAACACTTTCCCAAGTATTTTCTCCATCACTCACTCTTACATTTTTTGATGTTGTGAGTGCTTTTTTATGTTCTTCAGCAAGTTTTCTTCCATACATAGGATTTCCTTCACCAGAATACATTTTACTAAATTTCTCACGAACTTCTGATTTATACATTGGATTGTATGATTTGTCTTTCATCTTTTCACTTCTCATATCGCAGAACTTATCGTTTCTCATAACGACTTCATAAATTCCAGTTCTTTCACTTACAAAAAACCTTCCTTCAATATTGGTGTTATAATAATCATCTGTCATTAGAACATCTCTTTTAAATTGTTCCATAGTTTCATAATAAGACATTGATTTTTTATGAGGACATAAGTAAAGTATTTCTCTCAAAAATTTATCTTCACCAAGAAGTTTTACATCTTCATTTAATTCATCACAAGATCCAAAATATTTTTTCCAATCACTTTCTTTTGTTTTTCTTCTACCAGTCTTTTTATCCTTTCTTCTTGTCCAAAAAGATTTTTTGCCAACATATTTTCTATCATTCGTCAAATTTGTTATTAAATAAACAAATCCCTCTATACCTTTGGGTGCTTCAGTAAAGTCTTCTTCGTTATATCTCCAAGACATGAAAATACTTTCTATCATAAAACTATTTATACTGAAAGTATTTTTTGAGACACCTTGCAAAAATTTTGAACTAGTGGTATAGTACCATCATATATAATTCTATTGTTATGGTAACTTTGGAAGACACTCTGAAACAGACGCATGACTGGGCAGTTGACAGACTGCACATCCTCTGTGACATGAAGACGGATGATGTGCTAAAATCTGTAGAAGATGCTCATGCGATTTAGTCAGAGTTTGCCGAATGGTTAGACCCTAATCTTGAGGATCATAAAATTTACCCACTCGAATATCTTGGAGACAATGATTAAATCACTTTTTGGAATTGGACTTCTTGCAAGTGTAGTTGCAATCCCTTCCCCGGAACCTGAACAAATCAAAGCAAAATTAGAACCAGAACCTGTAGAAGAAATTATTATAGAGGAAGAGACTTGGAAGTGTCCTAGTTGTACTCCCAATGAACAAGTTGTTCTAGCAGCACTACAGGAGCACACAAAGATCTCTGATCGTAATGCTCTTGCTACAATCATGGGAAACATTCAGCAAGAATCTAAATTCATTGCTAATATCTGTGAGGGTGGTGCTCGTGTTTCTTATGAAAATTGTTTGAGAGGTGGTTATGGATTAATTCAGTGGACTTCTATCAATCGATATAGAGGACTTGGAAACTTTGCAGTAAAGTATGATTGCAATCCAAGTGAATTAGATTGTCAGGTCCGTTGGATGATTAATGAACCTATCTTCCAAAGAGTTCTTCCACAATTTGAAGGTGGTGGACAAACGGTATCTTATTACATGAGACCCGCATACTACTGGTTAGGGTGGGGTATCAAAGGTAATAGAGAACTTTATGCATATGATTATAGTAAAAAATTAGCGTGGGCTTGACAAAACTGAATATACCCTCTATAATATGAGGATATCAAATGCTTCAGTAACTCAGTGGAATAGAGTAACGCTCTTCTAAAGCGTGAGCCGTTGGTTCGAATCCAACCTGAAGCGCTTAGCACTAGTGGCGGAATGGTAGACGCAGCAGACTTAGAATCTGCCGCCGAGAGGCGTGGAAGTTCAAATCTTCTCTGGTGCATCGGGCGATTAGCGCAGCGGTAGCGCAGTAGATTTACATTCTATTGGTCGGGGGTTCAAATCCCTCATCGCCCATTAACTTCTAGAGGTTAAATGCTAAAAAATGTTATCTGTAAGATGCAAATGTTGTGGTGTAGAACTCGTGTCTCACCCCACTAAAGTTAAAGCATGTGGTTGTAATAATACAACTACTGTTGTTGGTGACAAAATTACTGCAGTAGATTTGTCACAAGTTTTGTTATTAAATTTTAACAATATTAGAAAGAAAACTCAAATACTATCTGAT